AGAGATAATAAATTATCAAAAAATACACTGTATAAACTTGCACAAAGAGAAAATTGGAAATTTGAACAAGAAAAGTTTCAAAAACAATATGAAGAAAGATTAGAAAATCAAAGAATTCAAGAATTTGCTAAAGAAGCTAAAAAATTTGATTCCGTTTCTCTTAATATTGCAAAAGCACTTTTAGCAAGAGTTGGATCCATAATAAGAGAAGCCCAAAATACATCTATAAAAGAATTTACTCCCCAACAAATGGATGCTCTTGCTAGAGCAGCTTTAAATACTCAAAAATTTGCTAAACTTGCTTTAGGTGAATCTACAGATAATATAAATATCAATGGAAAAATTGAACAACAAGAAACTTTCGCAAGAGCTATGGAATTGCTTGATCACATTGAAAACAGCAGAAGCCGAAGCAGTAAGAATACGCACTGATTGGCTACAAAAAGCAAGAGAAAAGCAATTACAACCTAAAAAAGAACATTTTATATGGCTAATTCTTGCTGGGAGAGGATGGGGAAAAACTCTAACAGGTGCTCAAGATTTAGCTTTGTACGCATTAAGAAATCCAAATTCTAATTGTGCTGTATTAGCACCTACACATGGAGATTTAAGAAGAGTTTGTTTCGGTGGGCCAAGTGGATTAGTTAATATAATACCGAAAGAATGTTTTGAAAATTCATCAAATAGAAAAGGATTTTCAGCAAGTGTTTATGAAATGCGTTTATTCAATGGCTCAAAGATAACTGGATTTTCAGCACAAGAGCCAGATAGACTTAGAGGACCTCAATTTCATAGAGCATGGTGTGATGAAATAGCCGCTTGGCAATATCCAGAAACTTTTGATCAATTAATGTTTGGATTAAGATTAGGAGAAAATCCTCAATGTGTGATCACAACTACACCTAAACCAAACAAGATAATAAAGGATTTGATATCAAGAGAAGATGTAATAATTACAAAGGGAAACACTTTTGAAAATGCTGATAATTTAGCAGAATCAGCTTTATCTATGTTAAAAGAAAAATATGAAGGAACAACTTTAGGCAGACAAGAATTATATGCTGAAGTTGTAGAAGATATTGATGGTGCTTTATGGAAGCAAGAATTAATTGATAGAAATAGATTAGATATAGATACAGAAAAAGAATTATCTAAGATAGTTGTTGCGATAGATCCAGCAGTTACAGCTAATAAAAATAGTGATGAAACTGGTATTTTAGTTGTAGGCAAAGACTTCAATGGAAATTTTTATGTGCTTGAAGATTTATCAGGAAGGTATTCTGCTGAAAAATGGGGTAGAATAGCAATAAATGCTTTTTATGATTGGGATGCCAACTATATTATTGCGGAAACAAATAATGGTGGAGATTTAGTAGAAAGGTTGATTAAAAACATAGATGCTAATATTCCATATAGAAGTGTAAGAGCAACAAGAGGAAAGATTTTGAGGGCAGAACCAATACAAGCATTATATGAAAGAGATAAAGTTTTTCATGTTGGTATTTACAGACAGTTAGAAGAGCAAATGTGCAGTTATACAGGGGAAACTAATACTTCGCCTGATAGATTAGATGCTTTAGTTTGGGGTTTAACTGAACTAAGTAAATCATCAGGAACAGCAACTTGGAGAATAAGCTAATGGCTGATAATAGAAATATATTTCAAAGGATTTTCAACTTGAATCCTAATCAAAGAACACAACAAAAAATGATGGGATATTTTGGAGTCGGAACTTCAGAAGCAAAAACTTATAACTATCAACAATTAGCAGAAGAAGGTTATCAAAAAAATGCCATAGTTTATCGTTGTGTGAATGAAATAAGCAAAGGAGCAAGTGCTGTTCCCTTTATATTGAAAGATGGCGAACAGATATTACAAGAACATCCGCTAATAGATTTATTAAATAGACCTAATCCATTACAAAGCTATTCTGAATTCTTTAATAGTCTTTATGGTTATATTTTATTAAGTGGAAATGCTTATATTTTAAGAGTCGGCAGTGATATGGGTATGCCAAGAGAACTTCATCAATTAAGACCAGATAGGATTGAAGTCAAAGGAAAAGGAAACGCTATTCCTGAAAAATATGTTTACACTATTAATGGAAGAAAAAAAGCTGAATATGTCGTTGATCAAGAAAACGGATTTAGTGAGTTAAAACATGTAAAGCTTTGGAATCCGTTAAATGATTATTACGGTCTATCCCCCTTAAATGCAGCTGCAGTTGAAATAGATCAATTTAATATGTCAAATAAACATAATGTAAATCTTTTAGAAAACGGAGCAAGACCTAGTGGAGCCATTATATTTAAACCACAAGATGAAGCAGGTTTTGATGTAAATTTAACGGAAGCCCAAAGACAGCAATTATTAACTGATTTAAATAATAGATTTCAGGGAACAAATAATGCTGGCAGACCATTATTATTAGAAGGTGATTTTGATTGGCGTGAAATGGGGTTAAGTCCAAAAGATTTAGATTTTGCTAGATTAAAACACATGTCAGCAACCGATATAGCTTTATGTTTTGGTGTTCCTTCTCAACTTGTTGGAGTTCCAGATGCTCAGACTTATGCAAATGTAGCTGAAGCTAGATTAGCTTTATACGAAGAAACGATCATTCCACATTTAAGAAAAATAGCAAGTGATTTGAATGAATGGTTAGTGCCAATGTTCGGAGAAAATTTACATTTAGAATTTGATATTGATTCAATTCCAGCATTATCCGAAAGAAGAAAGAAAATTTATGAAAATGTAACTTCCGCTGTTCGTGAAGGAATTATGACAAGAAATGAAGCAAGAAAGATTGTCGGTTTAGAACCAATAGATGGAGCAGACGGTCTTTATATTTCAGCAAATTTATTTCCATTGAATGAAGAAGCTGTTCCAACACCTGAAGTAAATGATAATGAAGAAGATGAAAAAGATTACGAAGATTTCATGGAAGATGAAGAAAAAGATGAACATATAACTAATTTTCCAAAACGAGGAGAAAACAAAAAAATATCTTTAAGAAATAGTAATTATCCTCAGTTTGATTATGAATTTGCAAGAAATGTTAAAGATGATGGCCCCTCAAAAATTTGGTTAGCAGGTGGAAATATAAGAGGTAATGATGCTTTCATTTTATGGGGAAGAGCCAGACAAGGATCTGAGACAACAACTGTTCTTAATTGGATTAAAGAGAGAGAAGCTTGGGCTGCTCGCCATAGTGTAAGGGATGGAAATCAGTTTGCTGATGGAACATTAGAACCCAATCTTTCAAATGTTGCTGGTGTTGTATCTCTTATTAAATGGGGAGTAATCAATCCAAAACTGGGTGAACAAGGGATGAAGGATGTAATATTAGAATTGACAAAAAAATTAGAAGGGAAAAAAGATTATTTGGATCTTCTAAAGAATAATGATGTTTTAATTGATATTACAGAAAAACAATTAGCTGATGTAAAACAAGTTTCTGCAAAAGTAAAAGAAGCATTAAAAAATAAAGTTGAAGAGCATAATGAAAAATATGGGGATGATCCAACAAAACGAGTAACTCTAAGGACACTTGAAGCAGTATTTCGTAGAGGAGTTGGGGCGTACAATACATCACCTTCTTCGGTTCGCCCCGCAGTTAGAAGGCAAGGTGGTGCTGATCGCTGGGCGTACGCACGCACGAACAGCTACTTATTTGCTTTGAGAACAGGTCGCTTTCAGGGCGGAAAACACGATACAGATTTATTTCCAAAAGGACATCCTCTATCTTCTAAAGAATGAGAAAACTATTAAGAAAGCAGCTTTATAAACCTGAAGCTCGCAGAATTAATACACAATCCGAAGTCAGAAAAAGAGGTATTTTAAATAGAAATTTAGCCAGAACTCTCAATAGGAAATTGATAGATGTTTTCAATGAATTTGGCAAAAAAGAAACAAAGAAATTCCTTGAAAGTAATGATTTCAATTTAGAACAAGCCCAAAAAAATCTCTATCAAAAATTAGTTCCAATATTAGAAAACCATTATAGAAAAATTGTAAGGATAATATTTCGCAATAATGAAAAAAAATATGGATTTGATAAAAAAGAAGATGTTTTAGTTTTTGGAAGAAATGTTTCATTAGATCAACAAATAAAAAGATTCTTACAAGAAAGAGGATTAGTAATATTTAGTGGCATGTCCTTAACTATGTCAAAAAGATTAAGAAATATTATTGCTAAAGAATTTGAATCTGATAAAAGTTTACCAGAAATAGAGAAAGCAATTATCAAGCAATTCTCTTTTGTTTCAAGGACTAGAGCCGCACTTATTGCCAGAACCGAAACATCTACTGCTCTTGGAAAAGCAGATAATGATTATCATAAATTATTAGCTACTGATACTGGAATTTATATGAAAAAAACTTGGGTTGCTGTAAATGATGGAAGAACACGTGATGGTCATAGAGAAACAAGTAATAAATATCGTAATGATCCTATAGATATTGATGCTGATTTTGATGTAATTGGGCCAAAAGGAATAAAAAAAATGGGTTTTATTGGAGATCCAAGAGGTGGCCCTGAAAATGTAATAAATTGTAGATGTGTTATAAGTTATATAAGTGCTGATGATATTGTTGATGAAGAAGATTAAAAGTCTGTTTTCAATCTATATACAAAATATTGTTATAAACATTATCTTTTGCTACTATATATTGATAAATGCCAATTCCGAAACCAAAAATAACAGAATCACGGCGAGATTTTATAGAAAGATGTATGGGAGATACGACAATGGTTGATGAATATTCAGATACTTCACAAAGATCAGCTGTTTGTAATAGTAGTTACGAGTCCTATAAAGAAGAATCTTTAACAAACGAAAAAGAAGAAATAAGAGAAGATGTTTTTACAACTGAAGAAGAAGCTTTAGAAAGAGCAAATGAGATTGGTTGTGAGGGCACACATACACACGATGCAGATGGACAATTAGTATTTATGCCATGTTCTAGTCATGCAGATTATACGAGATTGACTGGCAGGGAGTTAAGTGGGTATGGCATGGGGAAAAAACCTAAGAGAAAGAAGCCGAAAATGAAAAATGATTGTGGATGTGATGAAATTAAAGATGATTTCGTTGATTACAAAACAGAATTCAAAGGTGGACACTTAGAAGATGAAGAAAATGAAGATTACGGAAAATTTGAAGGTTATGGATCTATTTTTGGTAATAAAGATTTAGGTAATGATGTCATAGAACAAGGGGCGTTTTTAAAATCATTAAAAAATAAAAAACCCAATCAAGTAAAACTTCTTTATCAGCATAAAACAGATATGCCAATAGGAGTCTTTGATGAAATAAGAGAAGATGAAAAAGGTTTATTTGTCAAAGGCAGATTAGCACTGAAAACTCAAGCTGGTGCAGAAGCTTATGAATTAATGAAAATGGGTGCTTTAGATGGTTCT